CATCAAGCCTTTGAAAGCGGGGGGCAAGTCAACAAAGGGCAACCTAAGACTACGATCTCCCAAAGCAAATATGTCAGACAACAAAAAATAATACTGACAACAACGAAAGGAAAACATGGAACTACTAAGCAGTTTATTCAGAGATTTTGGTGAAGTTTTTAATGAAGCATCACCAGCTTTTGATACACCTACTGATACGCTTGAAGCTATGTGGTTGGCTAGATGGGGCAACAACTGGGTTACTGTTGAAGAAATTAAAGAAGACCCGTTTTGGGCTAATACGTTTATGCGTTTAGTTATGGCTAACCTTTTAGAATCTCACAGACTTGTTACCGCACCTGATGGTAACTCGGGCTTAACCTACAGGATGGTGTAATGGAAATTGTACAAAACAAAGCGCTGGTGTTTAATACCCGCAACCCTGAAAAATACGCAGTCATACCTAACCACGCCATTGTGGAATCGAATGGCAGCATACATAAAGTCGCAGTTAAGTGGGGACTAGACGAAGTGCGTGTGTTACGCAATCTAGGTGTTAAAGGCGCCCCTTCTCCCATACGCGCTAGGTATAAATGGCCCGGAATGTATAAGCCGTTTGCACACCAAGAAGATACCTCAGAGTTCTTAACGCTCAATCGCAGAGCCTTTGTATTTAATGACCCCGGCACAGGGAAAACCCTCAGTGCTTTATGGGCGGCTGACTACTTAATGAATTTAGGGATTGTGCGCCGTTGCCTTATCCTCTGTCCGCTATCTATCATGCACGACGCTTGGATGAATGGTGTTGGCAAGAGTATTATTCATCGTTCGATTGTGGTGGCTCATCATGCGCAAGCTACTCGCCGTATAGAAATGGTTCAGGGTAGTTACGAGTTTGTAGTAGTCAACTATGACGGATTAAATCTAATTGCTGACGAGGTAGTTGCCAACGGCAAGTTTGACCTAGTGATTGTTGACGAAGCTAACGCATACAAAAACACATCCACTAAACGCTGGAAATCACTTAACAAAATACTTAAGCCTGACACAATGCTTTGGATGATGACAGGAACGCCAGCTTCTCAATCGCCTGTAGATGCGTACGGTTTGGCTAGGTTAGTTAATCCCGGCGGTGTGCCTAAGTTTGCTACTGCATGGCGTGACAAGACTATGCAGAAACTTACACAGTTCAAATGGGTTCCAAAGAAGGGTGCGGCTGAAGCAGTATTTGAGGCGCTACAACCAGCCATTAGGTTTACCAAAGAAGAATGTACCGACCTACCACCAGTCCTTACAGAAACCCGAGAGATACCGCTAACTTCACAGCAAGTTAAATACTACAGGCAGTTGAAAGACAAAATGGTTATGCAAGCGGCTGGAGAAACAATTACCGCAGTTAATGCGGCGGCTGGTGTTAGCAAGCTTCTTCAAATCAGCGCTGGTGCGGCATACACAGACGACCATGAAGTTGTGGAGTTTGATTGCGCCCCACGTCTACAAGTACTACTGGAAGTATTAGAAGAAACTAACCGCAAGGTCATTGTCTTTGCGCCGTTTAGACACAGTATAGAAACCATTCATACGCACCTTTTAAAGCACAATGTAGCCTCTGAAGTAATTCATGGGGATGTAGGGGTATCCAAACGCACAGACATCTTTAAACGCTTCCAAACGCTTCCTGACCCCCGTATTTTAGTAGTTCAACCGCAATCCGCATCTCATGGTGTAACGCTTACTGCGGCTGATACAGTAATTTTCTATGGACCAGTTATGTCTGTAGAAACCTACCTTCAATGTATTGCTCGTGCTGACCGAATCGGACAGGATTCTACGAAAGTAACTGTGATACACTTACAAGGTAGCGAGATAGAAAAAAAGATGTTCGCCCAATTAGAAAAACGGGTAAGAGGACACGACATTCTGTTAAGCTTGTATAAAGAAGAGATTAACGGATAAGTAAAAACCCTATATCGGGTTGTATTTGCACCGCTGTAGATGTAAAGTATTTGACAAAGACATTGAAAGGAGAAAATAGATGTCAGAAGAAAACGAAGTAATACCGCTAGAAACTTTAGCAAGAGTGTATCGCAAGATATATTTAAAAACGCAAGAAATACAAAAGCAGTTAGACAAACTGGAAGAACAGAAGGACGAACTCAAGAACGCTATGAAAGATCAAATGCGTGAACTTGGACTTAAGTCTGTTAAAACAGAGGGCGGCAACATCTCCCTGTCTACTAAAAAGAGGTACTACACAGACGATTGGGATTCATTCAAAACATTTATGATGGACAACGATGCTTTGGATTTGGTAGAAAGAAGAATTTCTCAATCTAATATGGCTTTATTTTTGGAAGAAAATCCCGGAAAGGTTCCGGCGGGGTTATCTTCTTTAACTGAAAACACCGTAACCGTTACTAAACCAACAACTTAAGGAAAAAACAAATGAGTGAACTCACTACATTTAATCCCTCAAAACTGCCTGCCTTTGCTAAGAGTGCAGAACTTTCATCATTAGCTAAGAGCCTTGCCGGTGGCGTAGGGTCATCAACAAAACGTATTTCAACAAAGGGCGGGGTATTCCGCTTGGTCGCTGGCGGTAAAGAAGTTGCGTCTATTGAAGACCGCCACCTTGACGTAGTCATTGTGCAAGCCGCACCAAAAATCAGCCGCACATTCTATGCTGGCACTTACGAGGAAGGCGCTACCTCTGCGCCTAATTGTTGGTCTGCTGATGGCGATAAGCCTGACGCAAGCATTGATGAACCTCAATCTGATTCATGTGTTAACTGCCCACAAAATGCCAAGGGTTCAGGGCAAGGTGATTCTCGTGCTTGCCGTTTCAGCCAACGCTTAGCGGTTGTATTAGCTAACGATATGGATGGCGATGTTATGCAGTTGACCCTAGCCGCTACTTCTATCTTTGGTAAGGAAGATGGCGATAAGCGCCCACTACAGGCATACGCACGCTACTTAGCGGCACAGAGCATTAACCCCGAAACCTTGGTAACTCGTTTACGTTTTGATACTAAAGCCGCAGTACCCAAGTTGTTCTTCCAACCACAGCGTTGGTTGACTGATGATGAGTACGAGGTTTGTGCAAAGAAGGGGCAGTCTACTGAAGCCAAGCAAGCTATCACAATGAGCGTATCTAAGAAGTCAGATACGCCATTAGCGTTAGAAGGCAAGAAGCCAGTTAAGGTAGAAGCCTCTGATGAGGTTGATGAGCCTGAGAAACGCAAACCCGCCGTTAAACCCAATGCAGTACCAGCCAAGAAAACAGGCAAGCTAGCCGAAGTTATTGGCGAGTGGGAAACAGACGACGAGTAAAGTTTTGGGGGAAAGCGTGGGTCGGCTCGGCGACCTTAAATAGCCTGTATAACCGTTAATTTATGACGGCTCCTTCACATCACGCAAGTACCCCACCCTAACTAACGAGAGAAATATGCCGTATTCAGAAACTATAAGACAAACAACATCAAGCGCCCCAAAGACGCTAGGTAATCAACTAGGTCGTTGGGCTATTAAGTTGGACTTCCCTGTAATAAAAATTGCAGAATACACAGGCGCAACAAGACAATCAATTTATAACTGGTTTGGCGGGTCCGAGGTATCACCAGCATATCGTAAGAGTGTAGAAAACCTATTAATTATTCTTGCATCTAGCGCAACATCGGAAGAAGCAATGAGAAAATGTAATCGTAAATAAAGGGCAAATATGAAGTCGCAAGATTTTTTAGCGACTGTGCTACCGTCATCGGGGTATTACTGCTCTTGTGAATTAAGTACAGCCAAGAAAGAACACAAGTTTGTTGAATCAATTGAAGACTTATACAAAGAAGCTATGCAGTTTAATAGCCAAGGACTCAATGCGTTTTACGCACTAGCATCATTTAAAGAATCAGGCAAGCGTGTAGCAGAGAACGCATCCAAAATCAAGTCGCTATTTTTAGATATTGATTGTGGCGAAGGAAAGGATTATTCTAATAAGAACGAAGCTGCGGCGGCGCTGGACTCCTTTTTGTCTACAACTTCGTTAGCCGACCTTGGAACCCCATACATCTTATCTAGTGGGGGTGGACTGCACGTTTATTGGCCCCTGATAGAAGAGGTTGATATAGCCACTTGGAAGCCCGTAGCAGAGAACCTAAAGCGTCTTTGCAAACAGGAAGGGCTACGTATTGACTTCGGCGTTACAGGCGATGCGGCGAGGGTTTTAAGGGTTCCTGACACCAACAACTACAAGCAAGAGAAACCTCGTAAAGTGGTTATTAAAGTGGCTGGCGGGGTGTTTGAACTAGACAAGATCAACGCTATCCTCAAAGACTTGCTAACTACTAGCTACGAGCAGACCTCCCTCAATATACCCGGCAAGCGCCCTAAAGCAACAGGAGCAACCAGTGTCAAACTAATAGAAAACAACTCAACGTTTTTCAAAAACATAGACGCAACAAAACAATGCGGTCAACTTGAGCACTACAAAGCCAACGCAAGCAAAGATGGCATGGAGCCATTGTTTTTCAACATAGTGTCATGGGCTAAGAAATGCGATGACGGCTACGAGTGGGCGCAAAAACTAGGTGCAATGCACCCATACGATGAAGAACGCATCAACGCTAAATGGAACAGCACCAAGGGTCCAAGTCCTTGCTTAAAACTAGATGAAATAAACCCCGGCATTTGTACCTCATGCCCGCACCTAGGTAAAATTACTAACCCTCTGGTATGGGGGAGAGAATTAAAAACTGACAACACCGAGAAAGAATTGGTGATTGAGCAAGCCAAAGAAGAAGCTGAGATAGAAACACAAGCTGTGCCAGTAGCAGTTACACGCCCTGTACCACCAAAAGGATTTAGCTACGGCGAACATGGCGGTATCTACATGGACAAAATCATGGAAGATGCTGATGGCAGTAAATCTCGCAAACAAGTTTTGCTATTGCCGTATGACTTATTTGTTGTGGACATTCTTAACCGCAACGGGGAGCATAGCGTTCACATGATGGCGTTTAGACCTGAAGGCGTAGTAGATATTCTGCTTCCACAACGGGCTGTAGTAAGTAAAGACGAAACTGTAAAGGCTTTAGCTAGCCAAAACATTATTGCAGCTTTTGGTTCAGGCAACGATAAGAACTTGTTTGAATACATCCGTGCCTGCGTAGAAGTAGCTAGCGCTAACAAAGCGGCAATCAAGGTTCCTAATAAATATGGTTGGCAAGAAGATAGAACCTTTGTATATAGCAGTTGTATATACTCGCCCAACGGCAAAAAAATGTTTGTCCCAACACCCGGACTTGAGAATATCAATAAGGCTTGTAAGTCGGCTGGCTCCATAGAGGAGTGGCGTGAGGTTATGAATCTGTTTATTAAACGAGAGATTTGGAACATCCTGACTATCGGTATAGCGGGTCCAGCGTCTATCCTTATGGAGTTCACAGGCTTTAGCGGTATGACATACCACCTCGGTTCAGATACATCGGGTACTGGCAAGTCACTAGCGCTAGCGCTTGCTGAAAGCTTCTTTGGCGAGCCTGAGAAATACAGGGTAGGGCAAGCTACATCAGCGGTTGCTTTGCAACAACGTCAAGGTTTGCTAGGTAGTTTGCCTTTGATCTCTGACGAGATTACGGCTAAGAGTCGTGAAGACTTTGAGTGGTTGCCTACCTTCTTGCTAGACCAATCACAGGGTAAGGGCAAGGAGCGTATGGAGAGTAATGCGAATAAAGAGAGGTTAAATGTATTGGACTGGAAGTCAATAGCTTTGCTTAGTTCTAATACCCACGTCTATGATTACCTTGGCGGTATGAGAAAACACGCTTCACAAGCAGAGATGCTTCGTATTCTTGAAGAATGCCCAACAGTTAAACTAGAATGGAACGTAGTGGAATCCGCTACGCTAGATAAATTAAAACTAAATTACGGCGTAGCAGGCGAACGCTTTATTCATTGGGTAGTGCAGAACAGGGAGACAGTTAAAGATGTCTATAAGAAAACTTACGACTCGCTTAAGAAAGAGTTTAAATCCACCAACGACGAGCGCTTTTGGTCTGCTGGCAACGCTTGTATTGTTGCTACTACTATTCTTCTTAGTTCTAAGTACGCCAATATTATTGATATACCTGTTAGGCCAGTTGTTGATGTTTTGCGTGGAATGGTTGACAGGGCTAGGGTAATAATCTTTGGCTCACAGCGTACAGCAGAAGACATCCTCAATGCCTACACCCGAGAGAACTATGGCAAGTTTGTTATTGTTAAAATTTTTAACGGTACAACAGAAGCCATGCTTGGAACCGGCGAGGCAGTAGACCAATCACTTACACGCTCGCAGATTGCCGGTAGGGTAGATCATAATATGACCCCCGGCTGGATTGATTACTACATTGAAGAGCAACAACTTCGGTCGCACTGCGTATCAATGAGCTTTGGCTATTCAAATTTCAAGAAACAAATGGAAGCGTTACCAGCTTATATGGTTTCGTATCACGAAAAGAAGAACCTATTGTTTAAAACCAAGGGTCCTAGTATGCGTGTCAACGTAATGAAAATAAGTCGCAGAGTAGACGCATCGGATGAGCAGGAAACTTAGAGTGCATTATCCTTGGCAGACAACGCCCCCAAAAGGGGCGTTCTTTGTTCCTACTTTAAAGCTAACCGAAGTCCGAGAGGAAGGACTTAAAGCCGCCGTACATCACCACATCAAAGGCAAAGCCGAGTTCGGCATTGTTAACGGGAAGATTGGCGTTTTGTTTCGGCGATCTGGGCACTAAATTGTTTTGCTAGTTTTGCTCTAGTTCGCATCAATTCATCTAACTGTTCACGTTTTTGAATTGCAAACTGTTTAGAATCCATACCGGAAGGTAAACGCTGTTCTTTTACTTTGCGAATTTGTCCTGACAACTGATCTAACTCAGCTTTCATACTAGCAGCGCCCATACCAATATTAATTTCTTGTTCGTATTTTTTGCCGTATTCTTCAGCTTCTTTTTCAGCGCCCGTTTCTTGGAAATGCTTATATGTTTCAGAATACTGCGATGCTTTTTCTAAAACATCGTACGCTTTCATAGTAAGACCGCCAGCATCTTTAGGTTGGAACATTTGACCAAACACAGGCAAATCAGCCATTGTGCCGTCAGGTTTTACAGTAGATTTATCACCGCGTATATCGGCGATTAAAGGATTTACCAATGTAGCAACGGTTGTATACAGCCCACCAAAATACCCTTTAGCTAAGTAGTCTATTTTAGCTGGTGATATACCAAAGAAGTTACCAACCTCTCCAAGATTACCGCCAATTAACTTAGCCACTTCTGTAGTCGTATCGTAATAACGCTCGTTTGGTCTTAACCCCTGCAAACGTTTGCTTTCTACTTCCGCCCCTGAATACACTGAACGGTTCATAGCAATTTCAAGCGGTGCTTTAATAGCGGTGGGTATTCCAATAGGATTAGTTGCTTGCAATACAGTCTTAATTGCATCTAAGCCTTCTTTAGCTTTGTCGTCAGCATAAGCCATACGTACAATAGCTTCAGGTAACGCTTTAAATATATAACCTATTTCAAACGGGATTGGCAATCTAAATGATTCTTTACCATCTTTGCCCATGCCGGGTATAAACCAATTCATGTAACGCTGTTCAGGCGTAGCGTTTTGATACGCTTCGTTATCTTGTTGCGCTATAGCATACAAAATAGACATACCCATTATCATTGAGCCACGTTTTATTAATTTGTTTTGCAACTCTAAACGCTTAGCGTAAGGCATATTGCCACTAAACGCTTTATACATTACGTTGTAGCCTTGAATCGCCGAATTAAAAAACGGCACCATTGTGTTAACCCAGTGCATAGAAGGCGACGCACCACGAGTATTGAAGTTCATTGACTCCATTGTGGCAATCTGCGCTTCCATATCTGACAAGCCTTGCTTGCGATAGTTTTCGTATATAACAGAACGAGTGGACGCATCTGCTTCAGTAGCTACTCTATCCATAAAAGCCATAGCGCCATTTAAATTAGCTTTGCCTGACTTAAGGCGAGTAACAATTTGATTTAAATCTTCTGCACGCCCTGTGTAAATTTCCCCACCTAAAATACCGGCTTCTTGTAATTTTTTAGCTGTATCGCTTTGACCACGTACGGCTTTATTAATCTCATTAAGCGACGATAAAATAGGCACAAAATCAGCGCCTGATGTTAACCAAGCGGATATTGGGTCACGCACTAACTGTTTGTACGCATAGAATGGGTTACGTGTTACGCCTTTACGTAGCCAGTTAGCCGGTATGCCAAGCAAACGCACAATACCCGGAAGCTGAGTAGGTATGCCTTCTAAACCTTTAACTAAAAGCTCTGAGCTAATATCGCTAAACTCGGCGTTTTTAGATGTATCAATTACAGCGTGGTAGTCCTTACCATCGTTTTTAAACCGTATTACGTTTGGTCCTGCTGGCCCGCTACCTTTATGAATTTCAGCAATTCCAAGATTCTTTAACGTGTTAGCTACGCTGGCTGTTGCATCATTGCGCAAAGCCATTTCAGTAATCATGTTGGTGTTCTGTACAGAAGTACGGAAAAAGTCTTGAATCTTTGTGTTGTCACCAACTAGTTCATGTAGATATGGTTGGTCTTTTAAAGAACCAATACGAATTGGAGACTCGTTACCAATGATTAAATCTACGTTACCGCCACGAGCACGATAGTAAGGTATGTAGTTTTTAGCTTTAAACTTAGCCGCACTATCTTTAGATATGTATCCAGAACTAGCTAAGGAATCAATTAAGCCGTGGTTATATTTTTGATATGTTTCAAACGCTTTAACAAACGCAGGGTCCGCATCGCCTGATCTTTCAGCGGCAGCCAGCATATCTTTGGTAATTTTGTTACCGTCAATTTCACCGTCACGTACCAGTTTTTCAAACCCAACGCTTTTAGCACGTTTAGCTGCAGCATATGCAGTAAACATTTGATTTAACGCTTCAGGATTACCTTTAGTTGACTTAAGCAACTCATCTAAAACTTGTTTCATGCCGGGTCCACCCGACGCACGGATAGTTACTTCGCCTGTAGTTGGGTCGGTGTAAAACACACGAGCGCCGTTTACCAAAGTTTCACTAGTAATGTTAGTCCGCTGTCCATGAGACAGTAGTTTGTAAATCATTTGTGAAGATGCCGCATTTTCACCCATACGGCGCCATATCTCTTTAATTGGCGCTAGGCGATCAACAAACTGCGTATTAAAAGCCGCTAAGTTGCCTTTAAAAGATTCGGTAACTGTTTTTGGTTTAGCAACTAATGTGTTAGAAAGCTGCATCAACGGATCGTTGCTGTCAGTAGGTTTAGCTTTACGGAAAGCAGTTTCCATGCCAATATCGCCGGAACGTAAACCGCCTCTGCTTTCCATTGCTTCTTTAGAACGCTTAAGCACAAACAATAAGTCGGCGTCAGTAACCTTACTTAACTCCATTAAATTGTTTTTACGTAGCCAATCTTTAAACTGACCTATTAACTCTTTAATAAAACGTTGAGCTTTTTGTAAAAAGTTTTTGCTATCTAAACGCTGTTCTTCAAAGTGCGCAATCATTTCACGCACGCCCACCATCATTTCTTGTTCAGGCGTTAGATTAGGGTCGCTCTTTCTAGCTTCTCTAATAGCGTGCATAACATCATCAAGTACGCCAAGTTCTCTAGACATACGAACAAACCCGCCGGGCTGTGCTTCAATGCGCTTAGCTAAATTAACCATACCTTCTAGCCCAAGCAAACGATCTAATCCGTAGTGTCCAACAGCTTCGTGTGCTAACGTTTTTTCAAAGTCCAGCATAGTCTTGTGCGTGTCGCCAACAATAACAATAGTACCGTCTTTAAGTACGGCACCCTTCATTATGTCCGCTTCTTCTTTAGAAATTTGACGGCGAACATAGTCAGGCAACTCTACTGCAGTATCAGCGTATTCAAACTTAACTCCTTCAGGCAGTTTAGCTTTAAACTCGTCAGCAACACGTCGTGTTTCTTTAAGGTTTGCCGTAGTTTTTTCTTTTGAGCCTAAACGGAACACGTTACCAAAATCGTCATAGTTATCGTAATCTAACTCTGAAAGGTCTCTATCAAATAGATTACGTATATCTCGTGTGTTTTCTTCAACGTCCATTGACTTGCTGGCGTTGCGAATATAACGCTCCATCTCTTCGGGAGATTGAAAACCAGCCTTACGTGCTTTAAGCATTTCAGCTTCATACATTTCAGCGGCTGACGCAAACGCTTTCTTTGTTTCTTTTTCAGCAATACGCTTTTTAACAAACCCAATACGTTTGGCAGTTTTCTTACCGGCTGGCGATGCGGCATATTCCGCTTCTTCACGAGCAGCATGTTTTTCTAAAGCTGGGGCAGCGGCTTCTTCTTGTAAAGTTTTAAGGCGTTTTGATACGTCTTTTACTTGTTTGTCTAAATATAAAAAGTCAGCGCGCTGTTCTTTTTTACGAGCAATACCGCGCCACTTTCTAAGAGTGTCAACGTAATATATAAGCTCTTTTTTGGTAGCTGCTTCGTCTAAATATTTTTGCTTTATTTCATCAATAGCTCTTATTGTGGTTTCTGCTTCGCCTTTTAACCATCCTTCGGCATTAATTCCTTTAGACGAAGCGTCAGTATAAATTTTTTCTTCAGCATCAGTTAATTCAATGCCTTTTTCATCTTTCTCTATTACGTCACGAAGTTTCTTATCTTCTTCTTTTTCAAAAGCAGATTTTTTATACAAACGGTCAGAAGCTTCTTCTTTAATCTTGCCACGAGTGCGCAACGCCTCAAAATCACCGCCATTAATAATATCGAGCTGAGCTTCTAAAGTTTGTCTTTCAATACGAATTTTGTCATTGGCTGCGTTGATAGACTTTCTTTGCGCTGCCGTAGCATTATCGGGTACTTTTTTAATTAATTTAGCTCTAGCAGCCGCAAGTTCTTTTTCAACAGTTGCTTTAATTGCAGCACGTTGTTTTTCAGTAACACGATTTTTTCTACGCTCAACGGTGCGTTTAGACTCTTCAAGTTGTTCCGCTTGTAGTGCTTTAGCTTTCTCTTCTTTTTCTATTGAGCTTTCGCCAATATCTTTTTTGAAACGTTCTGCTTTAGTTATTCTGGCGGCGGCTTCACGCAACGAGTTTTGTTCTTTATTAATGCTGTCGGTTAAACGTTTGTATTCTGCCGACTTAGGGTCGTCAAGTTTTGCACGAGCAAGCAGCATACCCGCTAAACTGTCTTCGTCTTTTACGTCACCAAAGCCTAAATCTTCTAAACGTTTACCATCTTTTTCAAGTGCCTCTTCATATACTTTACGGGCAGCTTCACGCTCATTTTCGCTTTTTAGTTGGTCGTTAGATTTTTTAAACAAATTACCAAGTTTTTTAGCTGTTTTATCGGCATTGACTAAATCGGTTTCATATATTGTGCCGGTAGATACTTGAGTAGTAACTCGTTTACCGGGTAGTCCAAGACCTGTTTCACGAGCAGCTTTTTTCTCGCCTTCTTTTAAAAGTTTTGCCGTATCAGCTTCTTTTGGTGTTACATTAATGTCTTTAGTCTCGCCCATCTTAGTGGCGGTAATAGCAGGCGCTTCTCTATACTTATACGCTTTAGAACCAAACGCTTCTTTAAGAGCTTTAAGTCTGTTTAAAATTTCATCAGCTTCTTCTTTTTTAACACCCGTACGAATTACACCTGTTTCTTCTTCTGCGCCTTCAACAAACGCTTTTGTAGCGGTATCGTACTTAGCTTTAACTTCGTCAAGACGAGTTTTAAGTTTGTTTTTTCTAACTTTAAATTGTTTTTGCGCATCAATATCGCCCGAAACTTGCGCTTTTTCTAAACCAGCGGAAGCGGCGTCGTATTGTTTTTGTACAAAGTTAACACGGTTGTACAGCGCTTGTATTTCAGCTGATGAGTGCCCATCAAATTCTGTTGGATCAATACCAACAGCCTGCATAATTTGTTTTTGCTTTTTAGTTAATTCGCTTGCACCTTCAAATCCGGCTTTTTCAAATGCTTCAGCTATGGCTGTATCTTCAGGAGTAAGCTTAGCGGCGCCTTTTTCTTGAGCACGCAAACGAGTCGCACGATACCCTGTAGCACGTTCAGCTTTAGTTCCAAGATACACTTCAACAACGGTACGTACTGTATTCTCTTCTTGCTTTGTTAAGTCGGGCAAGTCGTTACTACGGCGCCCAGCATTAATTTCCGTAATAGCGCCAGCAGCGTACGTGTCAATTTCATTACGAATAGAACGCAAAATAACTTCACGAGATCTGCTTTCTAAAAGGCCTTCTTTACCAGCGGTACCACCAAAAAACTCGCCTTTACGCAACGAATCAATATTGTCAATAATTTCAGAAATGGCAGTTTCTTGACGTTTAGCAGGCACAGCCTGCTCACCCGCTACCGTACCTTTAGGCGTAGGCGCCCCAGCTAACTGTCCAAACTCACCTTGTTGCGCTTTAGCTAAATCAAGTTCTAAACGCTTTTTAAGGTTAAGTAGGTTGGCTACCCCGTTCTTTGTTATTTTTGTTTTTGGGTTGTTTTTAGCGTCTTCAATTTTTAAATTTACATCTTCTAACGCAGCTTGAATTTTTAAGGATTCTGTAGCTTTCCACTCACCCTGCATTTGCGCATCTTCTAAATCTTGTTCAAGACGTGCTTTGCGGCGCAGCATACGCGCTTTTTCATCTTTAGTAAGTTGTTTATATTGAACAATCTCTACTGCAAACTTACCGGCTTTTTTGTTTTTTTTCTTAGCTTTTTTAGCTTGATCTTCATCAATTTTTAATGTGTTTTCAATATCCGCAATTTCTTTGCGAATACGTTCTAAATGTTCTGGACGGTAGCCTTCTTTTAGTTTAGGCTCCTCTAGTTTTAAACGTTTAGCCGCCGCTTTTTTAGCAACGTATTGTAGGTACGGTTGTTCTCCTCTAGCAGAACGCAATAAACTAACCGCTGAAGTCGGGGCTTTTTCTCCTTCTGCCGGCTTTATAGCGTTTAATTTTTCATACAAGTTTGTTAATACACCAACACGAGCATCCGGTTCTATCTGCAAGTTGTGCGCTTTGGCAAACGCTGCATCTTCTTCAATCGTTGCAAGTGCTTCTGCTACGTGGTTACGTAGCGTATCTACTTTTTTGGTTGGCCCCTTATCAAAATACCAAGCAGTTTGCCCAGCCGGTAAACCTAATGCGTTTGCTGATTCTTTGTTTAATTTATTTTTATCTAAATCATCTGCAACTTTAGTTAAAGTGTCTGTATCAAGCATTTGACGATATTTGATGTTATCGCTTTTAATACCAACTAATCTAGCTATGCGCTCCTCTTCGGGAATATCACGATAGTCTTTAGGGTTAGGGAGTTCAGCTTTTTCTTCGCCACGCAACACATCACGGCGGTTTAAATCATTAATGTACCCTTGTAAAGCCGTTACTCTAGCTTTAGCAGCATCAACTGCGGCAGCCATTTCTTCACGTTTACCGGGTTCTAATACTTTGTCATCAGCCAGTTTTTTAGTTACGTTTGCTAGCTGTCTTTTAGCAGCAGCCAATTGTTTTTCTAACGGCTCAAAACTAATACCGGCTTCTTTACCGTGCGCTTGCAATCTTTGTAAGGCGGCTAATTTTGTGTCGTATTCTTCACCAATTTTTTTTACTTTTTCAACGTCCCCGTTTTCGGCAGCGTCACGCAGACGAGTTTCAAGATCGTCAACTTGTTTATATAGTTCCGCATGAGCAGCTTGGGCTAAATCGGGATTCTGTTTAATAACTTCAGCGCCTTGTTTTAATTCTTCAGCTTTGGCTGCGTCATCAATTTCTTTTTGCTTAATTATCTGTTCTTGTTGTTGTGCGGCTATAGCTTCTTGCTCACGCTTTAACCGTAGTTCTTCTAAACGGCCTTCAAGCGTACTAGGTTTTTCTTCAACTTCGCCAGTTTGTTTTTTAAGTTCGTTTAGCTGCTTATACAGATCACCTATTTGTTCTTTACCCAAAAGGCGCTCTTCATCAGGTAAAGTTTTATCTTTGAGTACAGCTTTAAGATCGGCAATTTGTTGTTCTAACGTGGTGCGTTGCTGCGCCATTTCCGCTATACCTTCCGGGCTTTCACGGTAGGCTTTTTGTTCTGCTTCAGCGGCAGCTTTTTCTGTAGCCAGCTTTTCGCTCTCTACTTTTTTACCGGCTTCATCAATAAGTTTTTTAGCTCTGCGTGGCTCGCCCATACGAAGCAAACCAAAAAACGGAGCAACCATACCCATATCTTTAGCGGCTTGAATATATTGTTCATAAGCTTCAGGGCTAAATATATCTTTGCCAATAGAATATAAACGACCCGCTTCATTGGCTATACCAGACGCAGCACCAGCACCAGCCGCTTCAACCGTGCCTTTTAATACGTTAGATAGTTTGCCAGAAATTTGTGCGGCAGCTTCTTGTGCCCCAAGTTCACCGCTTAATACTTTAGGTGCTAGTAGTTTAGCTTCTTGAGTTGCCGTTCTTAAAGCAAAGCCTTTCATAGCTCCGCCAACAATTTCGTTACCTAAAGAATCAACAACGGTAGAAACTAATGCGGGTACTAATGCTTTACCAAAGTCAGCTTCTTGACCTTTCTCTTTTTGTGCTTGAACAAATTCACCTAAATATGCAGGGAAGTTTGTAGCAGCAAAAGCTGCAGCGCCTACTACAGGACCGGCAACACGCCCAACAGTGTTAGCAGCAATAGGAGCACCGTAACGACCGGCAAGACTACCAAGCATTCCGCCAACAGGTTCTGTAATATATTTGCTAAGTCCGGTACCAAGTAAAGATGTAATGCCTTGACGTTTGGCAATCTCTATATCTTGGTCAGTAGTACTTTGAAAACCTTCTTCACCGGCTTTTTTTAATTCTGTGCCGTATTTGTTTACGCCTTCAAGATTTGCTGTATTGCCTATGCCCTGTGCATAAGAGCCAGCGCCAGTTTTAAAACCGGAAGTAAGTGCTGGAAAAAAGCCAGTTTTTTCTTTATGCTTAGCGTAATCTTCAAAACCCTCAGGGAATTGTTCTTTTGCTAACTTAAGCGCCTCTTCATCAGATAAACCTTTTGGCACTTCAACATAAGACCCATTGGGTAATGGTAAATACGGCATAAATTTTTCCTAGCAGTTTGCAGGTATTACTTTGGTTTAATTGCCCCAATTACATTTCCGGGGACGGTATCTACTTGTAAACTAGGCGCAGTTAAATCTCCGCCTTGGTCACTGAACCATTGTACCAGTTTTGGGTTACTTTTTATTATTTCAAGGAAACGTTTTTGTCTATACGCATCAATTTGATTTGCGGGTAACATTCGTTTGTCGAGTTCTTTTTGTATTGTGTTGTGAATGTTTTGTAACTGCAAAGAATATTTAGCGTCGCTTCCTTCTCCTACTTTAGAGCCATAGTATTTATCTAATATTTGGTTTTTGTCTAGTGCAAGTTGCGCTCCTAAGCCTTGAGCCATAGCGGTGTTGTATCCTTTTTGCGCATCGCCATAATAACCTAAGCCTGTTTGAGCGCCTTTTGAAATTGCGGAACTTAATGGTCCTGCTGAACCGGCAGTAGTTAAACCGCTCAATATCATACCAATACCTCTATCTTCTTTACGTTGTTGCGCTAAACCAGCTAAATACTTATCAAGAGTTGTTTGAGAAGCCGCAAATGGGTTAGCTGTAGGGGTAGAGTCTTCAGTTTTTGTACCTAGTATTTTTTGAATGTCTGCAGGTACGGCGTTAGTTTGTGTGTCGTTTGTTGCAGGCGCTTTAGCTGTTGGTTTAACTGCGGATACTTCTTCTCTTGCTTTTGCTAAAGCTTCGGGGTTTTGCCGAAGTATTTGATTGCCTACAGCAAAATCACCGTTCATTGGATCACTAAAATTTTCAAAATACGGGTTGCCAGCCATAGTACTCATAGTACCTTCACCTAAATTTTTTCCACCTTCATAAATCAATCCGGGTATACCAAGAGTAGCAGCCTGTTTCTGTAAAAAACCTCTAACGCCACCCGGCATATTAGGGGCGTTTGGTATTGTAGATGTTGGTGCAGAAGGTGCGGCTGGAATAGGCGCTTTTTTAGCTGCTTGTTTTTGTAAAAAATCGGCAGCTTCTCTGCTCATTGTTCTGTTAGGTGCTTTAGGACTTTTAATTTTTTTATCTTTTGGCCCGTACTCTTCTTCTAAAAGTCTTTCTGCTTGATTTGGGTACCCATATTCAGCATTTAATAGCGCTTCTGTTGCGGGTGTTCCACCGCCAGTTAAACCTACAATGCCGCCGTGCGCCAAAGAAACAACACCCGTACCGGCTTTAGAATTAAGAAACGATAAAGTGTCGCCAACAGTTTTACCTTTTAAATATGGGTTACTTGCTATTACTTGGCGAGATACAACACGGTCAATAGGCGTATCATGTTTTTTATTTAACATACTTTTAATTCCCGCCAAACCAAAATGATGCGCACCGTATACTTCGCCGTATGTTGGGTCACGTCCAAGAGATTTTTTAAGTCCTTCTGCGTTTTGACGCAAATACGCCGCACCTAAGTCGGCATTTTTTACAGGGTCAAACTGCTCGCCCTCTTTACCGCCCATGCCTTTCCAAGTTCTGTCTGTAAATTGAAAAAGTCCTTTAGCAGTACTGTGTGGGTTTTTAGCGTCTGTTTTACCGCCGCTTTCAGAATGCGCTATACGAGCCAACAAATCTGTAGGTAGGCTATGTTTTTCTGCAGCGCTTGAAAGAATATTTGAAATGCCTTTGTTATCTCCGGAGATTGTTTTAGAGGCAGAAATAATACTGGCTGCAGCAGGTTTAGTTATTGAACTATATTTAGCTGCTTTAGGGTTCGCTACAGCCATAATGCCAGCGCCTAAACCACCCAAGTCGCCATAACGTGCAGACATAGCTTCTAATTCAGCAAAATCATCATCTTCAGCGTCTTCGTCATCTTCATCAAAAACGTTAAAACCGCCTGTAGCAAAAGACACCAAACCGCCGCCAGCGCCCATAGCAGGTTCGCCCATGCCTTCCATTGTAGGAGCAGGCAACTGATCTAAACCAGCCATTTGTGGCTGCGCTTGAGCAACCATTCTATCTCTTACGCTAGGCTGAGCGCCTTTGGCTTTAGCTTGCGCTCCTTTGAGTGCAGTAGCTTGTTTATCCCGCATTTGTTTAGCGGACATAGCAACAGCCATAGGCAAAGAGTTATCTTGCCCTTGCATAATTCTTAACAATCTGTCATCTGGGTAAATCTTTGGATTCAGCGCCAGTTTGTACATCTGTTCTAGATTCATTCCCATAATTAGTCCTTAACTAAACGCTTTGTATGCACCCAAACCAGCAATACCTAAACCTGTCATTTGATTTAGCGTACTTGGAGCGGCTTGATAGTTTTGTGTTGTTGTAGACTGAGTTGGCAATCCACGCAGCATTGCGTTCATAAATGACAGCTGTTGTTGCGGATATTGTTGCGCTGTAGCATAGTTTTGGATTGCTTGGTTAATCATGTTTTGTTGTTGCTGTTGTTCAGCAGTACCGGCTTGCATTTGAGATTGCGCAATACCTTGTTGAGCAGCCAGTTGTTGACCGCCAATACCAGCTAGTTGATTGGCGGCGCTAGCTCCTTGGCCTAAACCTTGCAAACCTAAATTAGCCCCAAACTGTTGCGCCTGTTGTGCTTGTTGAAACGCATTGTTGTACCCTTGACCAATTGCTTGGTTCATAGCCATGTTTTTATTACGCTGATTTTCAGAAGCCATCAAAGCCTCACGAGATCCACCAAAAGCGCCAGATTTAGTAGCGTTACCCATTTGTTGCGTGCCAGTAATATCGTACTGTCTTTGAATTTCTGCAAGTTGTGGGTTTAATGACGCCTGTAAATACGGGTTCATGTACGCTTGACTAATGCGTGGGTCTGTAGCCTGCATAGCATAGTTACGACCAGCTTGTAACGCACCCATACCGCTAGCAGCAGCCATCTGAGACGCATCTTGGTATTGTTGTGGGGTCTGCAAATTAGCCGCAGTATTCATTGCCTGTTCTTGCAGTGGGCTAAATTTAGCTATGTAGTCTTGCGGATTTTCGCTGTATGGTACATAAGGTTTAACGCCAGTAATCTGGGTTGTGCCGTCTTCGTTTTGCTGGGTATTAAACAACTGTTGCTGAGTAGCGCCAAGCATTGTTTCTGCATAAGGACGCAAGTATTCAGGGATGTTTGTATTCTGTACAGTAGTTTGAGTAGGTGCCGCAGGGGGAGGAGGGGGAGGAGTACCACCACCGCCGCCTTCAAGAGTCATACCACCAGCGCCAAAACCACGGCCCATGCGTGGTTTAAAAGCCTGTTCAGGCAACATTGAATCTAGTGTGTATCTCATATTTTAGTCTCTACAATTCTGTACCGCTCTTCAAACCCATAACGACTCCACAAACGGGCAATTGCTTCTCTAGCTGCACCCTGTATTTTAGTAGCTCCGTTAGCCTTAAGTAAATCTTTAAATTGCCCAAACGTATCTTTATTTGATATTAACTTGCCGCCAATAAATGTTACAAAAGCGACTCTATCATTTGGGTAATTTGAAAATGTTACTGTTGCTGCTCCGTGTATTGCACCCTCATCATCTACTGCTACAACCAAAAGCCACTGCCCTGATGACACGTAGACTTTAACTTGTTCCAACGTGTAATCATCTCCGCAATACTGCTGCGCTTCGCTAATATATTTCTCAACCAAAGGCCAAGCTTGATTAACGTATTGAACTGGAACATGTCTAATTACCAAACTCATGCTGGCATGTATTTAAATGCGTTAATTTGTGGCGCTTGTTTCTTTTTGCCTGTACGAGCTTTACGTACATTATTCATCATAGAGTACAACTTCTTAGCACCAGCGTCACTAGAACCGTTTCCTAAATGGCTTACCACATCAGCCGGTACAACAAATTCATTATCTGCAAGCCGGGCAGGTTGTTTTCTACCAATAGTCGCTGGAATAGAATCGCTCATGCCGTCACCCGGACCTTTAAGCATACGTCCACCATCAGAATAACCGCCTAAATCAGCTAGACCACCGCTAGCCATATGGGTAGTAAGTTCGCCCGTTATTGGGTTAGTCATTGGGTCATACCCAGCCATAGTAGCTTGCATACTCATTGGGGTTTGTGGGGATGTCGCATATTGCGTTTTATCAATTTGGCTACCGGGATACATACCCCCAGACTGCATTAAACCACCGCCAGCAGCCATCATAACGGGCTGGTAAGGAGTCATAGGCGTTACTGTATCAGGCGGGTTTCTACGGTCTATATATTGCGGTTGATAATGTGGGTTAGGCGGTGTTACTGTATCTGGATTATACCTATCTGGGCTATAACGGAATTTAGATAAAGAACCGCCATTCCAATTAACTTGGTCGTTTGACGGCACGCCGTATTGTTTTTTATCTTGGTTCATTAAACTCATTAAACCCAAACCACCAGCACCTATACCAAGAGCGGTATTTGAAATGCCGGGAATAAGAGATGCGCCAGCACCAGCACTAGCTCCAACCCCACTAAGCGGTCCAGATACAGCATCAACAAGTTGAGGACCACCAGCACCAGCACCAACACCCAGACCAGCAGCAGCTGCGCCGCTTAAACCGCCCATAAGACCTGTTTGAATAGGGTCTCGACCTGCTACAGCGCCACCTAAAGCGCCAATACCAGCACCCGTTAAACCGGTAGCCAACATGCCATCTCCAGCTAAACCTAATCCGCCTAAAGCTGCGCCTTCACCAAACAATAAAGGGGCTGCGTAAGGCGCGGCAATAGCCGTACCAGCTACTAGAGCTAGCATTAGAGGATCACTAAAAAGGCCTCCGCCTCCTCCACCACCACCAAATCCACCAGACATAATCTATCCTTTACTTTTTGCTAATTTTACCATGCTAAACCGTCGTGCCGCTAGCGTTTTTCCACACAGTACCGTTCCACCAAATAGGAATTCCAAGGGTTGTATCGTAATAAATCTGCCCAATAACCAGCGGCGCTGCTAATGTATTTGTTGGTCTTTCTGCTGTAGTACCCGATGCAGGCGTTGTAACGGCTTGGGTAAGGTTATCTATCTGATTAAAATACAAACGAAGCGCGTTATTTAACTGGTCTTGATACATCTGTGCATATTCAACCGGCGCAATAGGCAGGTTAGGAGCTTTTGAAGGGCGAATTCTAGCGTTATATGTCATCTTCTACCATCCGGTCTAATGTCCATACGTGGGCTACCTAACTGCCAAGCAACACCCAATGTATTAGACTCAAGTCTAAACGCCATTTGCCTACCTCTTAATCTTGTGTATACCTGCCCATCAAATTCTTGAACATTGTACACACTTCTAGTCGCATAATTATTTTGGCTTTGAACTGTAGGATTATCCGCAGTGCCATAGGGAGTACCCGAGTTTTGTCTTGGTCTTATAGTCATTGTTACAGACGGCTGGTTAACAGTAGAACCGTTAAAGTTAACGTCAGGAAGAATTCGCCACACAAATCCAAAATTATGTCCATCCCCAATATCAAAATCAGAAGATTGAACATAAGAACTAATAGCTCTAGGTGTTAAACCGGATACATCATCTACGCCATTCTCGTGATATAAAAGCTGCCCAGTACCACCAGTAATAGACATACTAGTAGAAGATACCGTTTGGTTTACGTTTAGTTCATATGTGCCAGTACCGCCTGTACCCGTTATGTAATTTGTAATTTGGGTACCCGCAGAAACCCCAGACCCAACAATAGTAGTATCTAAAGTAATAGTGCCAGAAGTTACGTTGCTAACAGTTAACGTTGTTCCGCTAATAGATGCTGTAAATGTAGCGCTGGGGGTGTAAGATGCCGCTACTGGGTACTGTTGAATTCCAGTTTGCAACCAAGCCGTACGAGATAACGTACCATAATACCAAACACGGTCTAAATAATTATAAATCACGTATTTATCAACCGCAGTACTTTGGCTTGAGTTGCTAACATAATACCACCAGACTTCGTTGTACCCTTCGTTAGCGCCGGCAAATACTTGGTATGCTTGGTTCTGATTAATGTCATCAAAAATGTATTGACGCAGCGAGCATGGCAATGTCTCAACCCTACCAGAATATTGGTAGAACTTTTCTGTACCCATCCAGTAGGTTACGTTATTAACAGTAACCATGCAGTTAGGTGAAATAATAGAAATGTTATCCATTAATACTTGAAAGCCCCAAACATACGGAGCGCCTAAATACTGCATAGAATAAATAGCGGAATCAGTCCATACTAAAATCTCTTGGCGTGTAGCCCGTGCGCCCATAATGTAAGAACCGTTAGTTAATGCAAACTCGCCTGACTGGTTTGTAACATCCGGAACCCATTGGTACTCATTATTTTGATCTGACCAGCGTACCAGCATTGGATTAAAAGTAGTATTTGGGGTTCCAGAAGTATATGGATTAGCCCCCATAGCAATAACAAACCGCTGAATAGCCGAAGAAACTACTTGGTAAGTTGCCGTTGGAACATATGCTGAAGACGCTAAGGTAGCTAAAAGTTGCGCCCTTGTAGTTACTCCAGAAGAGGCTAGCCAATAATATATAGGGCCACCACGAGGGGCAATTAATAAGTTTTGACCGTAGTTGTCGTTAGACCATAAGCGTAATTGCGAGCCAATGCCTACAGTAGCAGCAGAACCCCAAGGACGTATGCCGTATTGAGGGTACACAACAACATTAGAGCCACCACCAACACCGCCATAAGGGGCAGCAGCAGCGATAGTAATTGTGTAAGTATTGGCATCTACATAAGTAATTTCAAAAGTGCTATTTAAAAGAGTAGCTGGTACAGGTGTTACAGTACTATGTCCAGAAAGCCCATAAGTGCCTGTACGCAATCCATAAGTGCCTGTAGAAAAACCATAAACAGTTGGTACGGCTGTCACATCTATAGCACCGGCAAAAGACACCCAAACAATAGAAGCCGTGCCAGAACCAGTACCCGCTCCAGTTGCAGTAAATATTGTCCCAACCGTATTAGCAGAAGCGCCAATAGACGTAAAGCTAGTGGACCCTACAGAAACAATTTTGTATTGTTGACCAACAGTAAAAGCGCCAGCAGTAGTTAAATATCCATGAGCATTTTGAGTTACCGTAACTGTAGTACTTCCCCCAGAAACAGTAAAGGGGTTTGTGCCTAATGCAACGGTGCTTGTTGGCGACCATGCGCCTGCGCCCCAGCCGTTACTTGTAGTGTATACGTCATTACCTATTGGGTATTCATACTGGATTGTTACTGTGCCCCCGCCTGTAGTAGTAGAAGAAGCGGTACCGCTAGCAGTAATTTCAAACTGTACGCTACTAATAACTTTAGTAACTGTGTATTCGCCAGAAATGGTTAACCCACCAACTGTAGCAGTGCTAGTTAAAATTACATAATCCCCAATGTTCGTAGAAATTCCGCTAACCGTGTCTGTCACCGTTACTGTTGAAGAGCCGCTTTGTGTAGATAACGGGCTAGCCCCTAAAGTAGTGGTTGTGCTGCCGCTACCGTTTACAAGCAGTGGGGTAACGTCGTTATAAACGCCGCCTTTGGCAATATAGTATTTAACACTCGTGCCAACACCCATGTAGTTGTTGCCAGATAAGTCAACCCAGTTCCATAAAGAACGGCAAACACCTAAAAATGTGGTGCTAGCAAACCGAATCCAACCACCGAGTTTTTCAGGAAAACCAGAACGAAAACGAATTTTATCCCCATCATACCAACCACCCTCGTTTGAGTAATCAGTACCTTCACGGTTTAAACCGGGGCGAAATTGTATTTTCTGTAATGGCATGGTTTACCCTAATGCTTGCGCTGCTTTGGTTGTTTTAGCAATTCTATCATCTAGACCTAGGGTTCCGCCATTAATTCGTTTAGTAATTTGCCCGTGTTCTTGTTGGTCGGCTAACTCATTTAATCCTTTTTTGTTCCAGAACCACCCCGCAGACATAGCGGCATAAGTAGGCTCAACCAAAAGATTAGGTTGCCCAATAAGGTCAACGCCAATTGCACTTCCACATCGCTCATAGTTTTCACGCCCAGTCAACTGAATTAACCCTCTACCGTGATATTTCCAACCATCGCCTGTTTCTTCCGTACCGTTACCCATGCGCCCACCATAAACTTTGTTAGCAATCTTTTCTGGGTTATTGGCGTAGGCATTGGCAACCAGTGTATCTGTAAATCGACTAGGCCAAACTTTCATTAAAGACTCGGCTTTGTAATGGAGGTTTTCTTCAAGAGTCTTAAAATTACCAGATTCATGAGCGCACTGACCAATAAACGCTGCTTGACGCTTTGGTGTGTTGATGTCATATTTATCAAAGGCAGCCTGCAAAGGCGCTTCCCATTTTGGGTCAATACCTAATGTTTGTAGTGCGTTACTCAGACTCATTCTTTTTTAGCTTTCATATCCATAATTTTTTCAAGAGTGCGTCCGCCAAAATAAAATGACATAATAAGCATACCCCATTGACCTAGCAGTTCTACGTAAGTTTTGTTAGTATTTAGGTCAAACGCCGACATCATAGCAAACACAAAATAACCGACTAAAATAGCAATTAATGTTAATGGACGAATATTTTTCGATAGCCAACTATCTGACGACATATCTGCTTCTTGTCGCTTGGTCAGCTCTTGAGTTTCTGCTGTGTCTGCCTGTAACTCTGCTAATCGGCCTTGCTGTTGTATTTCTAATAGTTTTGCTTGTGCTTCAGCTTTTGCGGCTGGATCTGGAATAACTTTGTCTAGGATTTTCATTCCTACATTAATAATATCGTCTACGCCAAACATAACTACCCCTTTATTCCCCAAGTAAAATACCAAGCAATTAATGCTGCAACTGCAAAACAATACATCTGAACCCGTCTTACTTCTTTTATATCATGCTGATATTCTTCGTTGTCTTTACGTTGAAGGTTTTCAATATCTAGCTTAATCTTTAATACTGCGTCCCATTCTTTAGCGCCGTACTTTTTTACAAACTCAATCTTCAATCTTGCTTCTTCATCACTTATTTGTTTTTTATGTTTCCATGCTTCAAGCGCTTTAATCAGCGCCATTTCCTTTTTTATTTCTGCTTCTCGTCTTGCCCGTAATCGCTCTTGGGCTTGTCTTTGTGCTACATCTAATCCGTCTTTTTGTATTCCTTCAATGCTTTTGGACAGCCCTTTACTAGCCTCCCGACTTGCATCTAGGCTTCCGCTAAGAGTCTTTACTCCTTCGGACAAACCAAACGGGTCTGACATGGCACACTTTTATTTCACCTTCTTTGTGGTTTTACGTGCCGTGGTTTTCTTAGCAGCTGGTTTTTTCACAGCCGGTTTTTCTACTTCTTCCGGAAAAGGCCACGCTGCCTTGATATTAACTTTACCGACTTGCATATCAATTTTTGGCATATAACCTAATTTATCAAACATCCAGTGAATAATAAACATTATTTAATTCCTAACTTAGTATTGATACACAAATAGTTGAGTAGTCTGCTGCTACTTTAGTAGTGCCAGAAAGATAGTATGTACTAATACGAACCCCAGTGGTTGTATAGCTTGTGATTACTGCGCAATCAGCTACAGTTCCTTGTGTTGGTCCAAGAGATATAAATGTTGCGTAGTTTGTATTTGCAAAAGCATTAGTAAAATTAATGGTGTAATCACCAGTACCGTGTTTTGTTACATCTGTAACATTGTAAGAACTTCTAGGAGTTATTGGAGTAGATAAAGTGCCATTAAAATTACACCAAACCTTTGCAGCACCTTTAATACAGTTAGTAGAAGAAGTGCTATTAGTACCGTCTGAAATAGTTGTTGTTGTTAAAGTAGTAACTGTTCCAGTAGCAATAGTACCGCCAGCAACTAATCCAGTAGTAGCTTGCGTAGTTGAATCACTAAACGTAATTGATGGGCTTGAGCCGTTAATGATTGTAGTCATAATTATTCCTTATTCATACAAGACGTTAATTGAGCCACCAGTATAAGTAGTGCCAGAGTTATACAAGGCAATTCTGTCTAAAGTTCCAGTTACCACAACGCTACCAGAAACTGTGATTGCTACATTTGATTTCATTCCTACTGTTCCATGACAAACC